GTTTCGGCAGCTGCTGAACGTCATCGAGTCGCGTAACTTTCCACAAGATTATCCAGAGCAGCGCGTCCCCTGGGCAGAAATCGCATAAGCGCGTGAGCCGTGGCCTTCGAGCCGTTATCCACAGCGCGCTGTACAAGAACCGAACAGCGGCCAAGGATCCCCGCCCAATCGAGGCTAAGCAAACGAAAAGCAAACCGCGAACCGCGGCGCGCGGCGCGCGGCCGCCGGCCTTGCGAGCGCGGGCTTGGGCCATGTTTTTCGCAAATATTCATCAGTTATTTGATATTGGTGGTAACTACCGTATATTTAGCAACAAAGTCGCATATATTTAGGGTCCCCCGGCATGGAATCAGAGCATTTAGAATTACTTTCTGACAAAGAACTCAAGCTTCGTTTACGTCTTGCGCAGTTGGAGAAGACTGAAAAATGTCAAAATAATTTTTTAGATTTCGTAAAAGCAGTTTGGCCCGAGTTTATTGCAGGACGACATCATAAAATCATTGCTGACAAGTTGGAGCGGGTAGCTCGTGGTGAGTTGAAGCGTTTGATTATCAACATGGCACCGCGACACACGAAGTCTGAGTTTGCGTCTTACCTGTTTCCCGCGTGGTTCATGGGCCGTGCTCCGAACAAAAAGATCATTCAAGCCACGCACACTACAGAGCTTGCTGTAAATTTTGGTCGTAAAACCAAGAACTTAATCGAATCTGACGATTACCAAAGTATTTTTCCTGAAGTTCAGTTGGCGGCTGACTCCAAAGCGTCAGGACGTTGGGACACCAACAAAGGCGGGATGTACTACGCCGTTGGGGTAGGTTCCAACCTTGCGGGTCGAGGCGGTGACTTAATTATTATTGACGATCCGCATTCCGAGCAGACGGCCATGTCGGCTTCTGGTTTTGATGATGCGTGGGATTGGTACACGGGTGGTCCTCGGCAGCGTTTGCAGCCGGGTGGATCTATTGTTTTGGTCCAAACCCGTTGGTCAGAAAAAGACATGACTGGCCAGTTGTTAAAGGCAATGGCTAAGGATCCCCTTGCAGACCAGTGGGAAGTGGTTGAATTGCCGGCTATTTTTAATTCTGGTGAAGAAAACGAGGAACCTTGCTGGCCTGAGTTTTGGTCTTTAGATGACTTAACCCGTGTCAGAGCGTCGATTCCGCCGTCGAAGTGGAACGCGCAGTATCAGCAAAACCCGACGGGTGAAGAGAATGCCATTATTAAACGGGAGTGGTGGAATGTCTGGCAAAAAGATACAGTGCCTCAACTTCAATTTGTGATTCAGAGCTATGACACGGCATTCTCAAAGCGCGAAACGGCGGACTATTCGGCGATTACGACGTGGGGCGTCTTTTACCCCAAAGAGGGTGGAGAGCCAGCCCTTATCTTGCTCGACGCCAAAAAAGGACGATGGGACTTCCCAGAGCTCAAAGCCATAGCATTTGAAGAGTATAAGTTTTGGGACCCCGACACCGTCATTGTAGAAGCCAAGGCGTCGGGTTTACCTCTGACCCACGAGATGCGTCAGACCGGGATCCCTGTTGTTAACTTTACGCCTTCTAAGGGTAACGATAAGGTCTCGCGCGTACACTCAGTTTCACCCTTGTTTGAAGCCGGTATGGTTTGGGCCCCCGATGAACCTTTTGCCGAAGAGCTGATTGAAGAGGTTGCGGCATTCCCGAATGGTGAGCACGACGACTTGGTGGATTCCATGACACAGGCTTTGATGCGGTACCGGCAAGGAAATTTTGTCCAGTTGCCGACAGATGACTGGGAGGAACACGATGAATCTGCTAAAGTCGTCGCGTACTATTGACTTCTGGAAATGTAATGCATGGCCGAAAACAAACCCCCGGTAGACCCTAATCAAGGCGATATGTTCCCCGAAGCAATTCGTGAGGGGATTGGCACCCTTGTTGAATATGCCCCCAGAGTGGCAAAGTTTGCCAGTCGTGGTGCGGGCGATCTGTTGCGATCTGACCCGGTTAGTCCGCCAGAGTTAGCCACCGAACCGCCGCCCGAGGATCAACTAGATTTTATTGCCGAATATTCTCCTGTTTATGCACATAACATTCCGGCTATTGCCGGCAGAATTGTTGAACAGTTATACGATCCAGAGCAAACCGCTGTTGAACGTAGGGATCTATTTATGATCCCCGAAAAAATGGGCGAAGCAGCCCCGCGTATTTCAAAGCAAGCTATCGGCCAACTTTTAAATGACATTAAAAACAAAGTTGATGTTGAAAATGTGCGACTGGACGTTCGAGGCATGGAAGCCGGAGTTACTCCATCGCCAGAAATAAAAAAGATATTTAGTCAAAAAATGGTTGTGGATCGTTTAGTTGATTTTATTCGCGATGAAACCGGCGTAAAGGATCCCGATCAGTTAAGACGCATGGTGACAGAAACCGTATTGACAACAAAATCAAAGATGGATCCGAAAGGATTTGCGGACGGCGGCGTAGTATCCTTAAAAGATCGCGCTGTGAACATGAATCGCGGCCCACGGACCAACGGTATTATGCAATACGTTCCTTATATAACCGGAGCAACAAATGGCTATTGAAAAGAACAACGCCCAGAACAACGTCCCGTCACAGCTTGACGAAGAAGATTTGATGGCTGAGGTTGAGATCGAATTACCTGATTCGCAAAACGATGTGATGGCGATGATCCAAGCTGAAGACGTTGGTGAGATTGAAATCTCCCCGACCGAAGACGGTGGCGTCGAAGTAGACTTTGAACCGCAGGATGAGCGCGGCGAAGACGGCGGTTTTTACGCAAACTTAGCCGAAGAGCTCCCGGATCGGGAGCTGTCTCGAATAGCTTCCGAGCTATTAGAGGAGTTTGATGCAAATAAAGCGTCACGACAAGAATGGGAGGACGCATACGCCAACGGGTTAGAGCTTCTGGGCTTCAATTACGAAGAGCGCACCCAACCCTTCCGGGGCTCAAGCGGTGTAACACACCCGTTACTGGCCGAAGCGGCGACTCAATTCCAAGCACAAGCCTTCAATGAAATGTTGCCTGCCTCGGGGCCTGTCCGCACAACTGTTCTAGGCGAAAATTCTAAGGACAAAGAAGCGCAGGCACGGCGTGTTCGTCAGTTTATGAACTACTACATCACCAATGTGATGGAAGATTACACGCCTGACATGGATCAGATGCTGTTTTACTTACCCTTAGCCGGTTCAACCTTCAAAAAAGTGTACTACGACGAAGGTTTGGGACGTGCGGTAAGCAAATTTGTGCCCGCAGAAAACCTTGTGGTCCCGTATGAGACCTCTGATTTAGACACTTGCCCCAACATTACGCAAGTTGTACGGATGCAACTCAATGATTTGCGTAAAAAACAGGTATCTGGCTTCTATTTGGACGTTCCGGTAACCCCGGGAGAGGGTAGAAACGACTCGGTTACCGAAGAAATCAACCGAATCGACGGTGTTACACCGTCTCAGATTGATTACGACGCAACATTGCTTGAATGTCACGTCGATTTAGACCTTGAAGGCTTTGAAGAAGTCGATGATGACGGTGAAATGACCGGAATTAAGGTGCCGTACATCGTGACATTGAGCTATGACACGGGTGAGATCCTTGCAATACGTCGTAATTACCAAGAAGACGACGAACTTAAGAAAAAAATCCAATATTTTGTGCATTATAAGTTCTTACCGGGCTTTGGTTTTTATGGATTAGGTCTTATTCATACCATAGGCGGTCTGTCAAGGACGGCGACCGCCGCTTTGCGTCAATTGATCGACGCAGGGACGCTTTCAAACCTTCCTGTAGGCTTCAAAGCCCGTGGTCTACGGATCAGGGACGATGATGACCCGCTTCAGCCCGGTGAATTCCGAGATGTGGACGCGCCCGGCGGTGCCATTCGCGATTCTTTGATGCCTTTGCCGTTCAAGGGCCCTGATCCGACGTTATTTAACCTGTTGGGCTTTGTTGTGGATGCCGGACGACGGTTCGCGACCATTACTGACATGAAAGTCGGCGATGGCAACCAAAATGCGGCTGTAGGAACCACAGTTGCAATGCTTGAACAGGGTGCGCGAGTGATGAGCGCCATTCACAAGCGGATGCACTATGCCATGCGGACAGAATTCAAGATTCTGGCGCGTGTAATGTCTGAAAGTTTGCCGCAAGAGTATCCATACTCTGTTGCTGGCGAAGATGCCAGCATTATGGCTGAGGATTTTGATGATCGGGTGGATGTATTGCCTGTTTCTGATCCAAACATTTTCAGTCAGGCACAACGGATCGCACTGGCTCAAACAAAATTGCAGTTAGCGGGCGCCGCTCCAGAGCTGCATAACATGTACGAAGTTTATCGCGACATGTATGACGCGTTGGGCGTCAAAGACATTGACAGAATAATGAAGTCCGTACCGGATGACGAACCACGGCCCACGGACCCTGCTCAGGAGAATATTGATGCACTCAACATGGCCCCACTCAAAGCCTTCTCTGGCCAAAATCATCAAGCACATATCATGTCGCATATGGTTTTTGGTTCAACGCCGATGGTTGCTGGTTTGCCTGCTGTGGCAATGGCTTTGCAGAAGCACATCATGGAGCACGTTCAGATTGCTGCTCGGGAGCGCGCTGAGGCTGAGCTTAGCCAGCTTACCGCGCAACAAGGACCTTCAGCCAATCCTGAACAAACGATGCTCCAGCTAGAAGCTTTGGTGGCTCAATATGTCGCTGAGGGAATGCAGCAGATCAAGCAGTTGTCTGGACAGGTTTCCGGTGAAGGGCCAGATCCTGTGGTTCAGCTCAAGCAACAAGAGCTTCAGTTGGACGCGCAGGAAGCACAGCGTGATGCACAGTTGGATGCAGCTAAGCTACAATTGGATCAACAGACGTTGCAGATGCGTGACCGCCAGTTTTACGACCGGTTGCAAGCGCAGGCAGCACAAACGCAGGCTCGTATCGACGCAGGACGCGAGCGCGAACTACTTAAACAGAGAGGTCAGTAAAATGGCAAAGGTAAAGATTGTTACAAATACACCCGGTGCAGCTCAAAAGGCTGTAAATTTTGCTGACATCAAAGGTCAGGGCAAGATTCCTTACAAGGGCGGCGAAACAATGGCTGAAGCACCAATGGATGTACCGGGCGGAACAGCGCGTGGTATGGGTGCGGCAAAGCGTGGCGGCAACTACAAAGGTTGCATGTAATGCCCCTGAAGCGCGGCTCAAGCCAAGAAACAATCAGTAAGAATATCAGTAAGTTAATGGATGAAGGCTACAAACATAAACAAGCTGTAGCAATTGCTTTATCCAACGCTGGTAAGATAAAATCTGAAAAACCAGATATGAAAGCGGCTAAAGGCGGTGTCGTCCGCCGCTTCAGCAAAATCGCACGACCGCAGAGGTTTAAAGGAGTGTTCTAGCTGTGATCTTTGAAGCCATAGCCGCAATTAAAATAGCAAACGAGGCTATTGGCGCAATCAAAGAATTCGCAGGCCACGTCGAGTCCGTCGGTCAGATGGGCAAAGATCTTACCAAATTAGCCGATGCCAAAGATGAGCTCGAAAAGTCCGCCAAAGATGGCGATATGGAAGCTTTTTGGGCTCTTGAAGACATCAAACGGCATGAAATGGAAGTCAAAAACATGTTCATCTACCAAGGCCGTCCCGGCCTTTGGGATGATTATTGTAAGTTTATTGCAAATCGCAAAGAGTTAAGACGTAAAGCACAAGAGCGTGAGAAAGCTAAAAAACTGGCTCGTAGAAAAGCCATCAAGAGTGGATTGGTTATTGGGGCTGTTGTGGTTGGTAGCGTCACTCTTATCGGTACTATCATTTTAATGCTGATGTGGATATTGCAATCCAAGGAGCGTGTGTAATGTGGATGCTTTTTGTGATTGTGTTAGAAACAACGCAATATTTTGTGGCCTCTCGCGGCCCATTCCCAACAATGGAAGTTTGTTTTGAAGCGCGGGAGCGTATTCTGAGTACCCTCCCAGAACCCAAAATAAACTATGAAGCCGTTTGTATTCAAACAAATAAAGTAGGCCTGTAATATGAGTGACATGAAAAAACTGCATCCTGATGCAAATTTAAACGCGGCTGATCTCGACGGTGACGGGATCGTTACCGAAGAGGAATTGGCAAAACATGAGCGCTTTCTTAATATCGAAAATGCCGACAAGAAAGAAGATGCCCAACGCGGCATGGCGTGGTTTGCGTTATTTGGGATGCTTCTTTATCCTTTTGCCGTGGTCACTGCTAACGTTCTCGGTCTTAGCGATGCACCCATTATTCTTGGTGATATGGCTCCCACTTATTTTGTTAGTGTCGCCG